AACTTGCCAACCTTCCTTGCTATGGCGGCCTTGACCTTGCCAGCACTCAAGACCTCACAGCCTTTGCCTTGCTTTTCCGCGATGATGTCAACGGCTGTTTTTATCTCTTGGTCCATCAGTTTGTCAATTCAGAAAAGGCATACACCAAGAAACTAAGCGCGGGAGTCGACTACGTGGCCTTCAACAATGAAGGTGACGTGACAATAACGCCAGGCAACGTCACTGATTATCGCATAGTTAAAGAGTACATTTTGGAACAATGTGCGAAATATGACGTAAGAAGTATTGGCTACGACCCGCGTTTCAGCACGTACATCGTGAGCGAATTAGAAGCCGATGACGTTAAAATGTCACCAATGGCGCAGAACATTACAACGATGAACGGACCTACCAAAGAATTTGAGATGGCCGCCATGCGTGGCGAGATTATCCACGGCGGCAACCGTTGCTTGAGGTGGCAAATGGGCTGTGCTGTTGTGTACACTGACGTCAACGAAAACAAGCGTGTCACCAAGGAACGCCAGGAAAACAAGAAGGTAGATGGAGTGATCGCAAGCATTATTGCTATGAACGAATATTGCCACACATTAGGCGAAGAAGATTTCTTTTTTGAAGTGTTGGATTTGTAAAGATTATTTGTTATATTATAGCTTCACCACGACTGAATGGCTACACTAACTGACCGCTTGCGTTCGCTGTTTCGTTCTCGAATTGGCAAGTACGATTCACAGACAATTGAAGCGGATTTGGGCATCAACGCTTACGTGCGAAGCGGTGTTAACGTGACCGAACAAAGCGCAATGGCCATCAGCGCTGTTTACGCTTGTGTTTACAAGATTGCAAGTACAATCAGCTCACTGGGATTGGAAATCTACGTGCGCAATGGACGTAACGTGGAAGTGGCCAACCAGCACCCGTCATACCAACTTATCACAAGCGAGCCAAACCAAAACCAAAATGCCTACGACTTTTGGGAAACTGTCATGGCGTCCGCGCTCATGTACGGATGCGGTTACGCTATTATCGAGCGTAACGCCAGAGGATATGCCGAGCGCCTGGTGCCTGTGAGCTATTACGACGTTGACGCAAAGGACGTAGACGGTGAACGTGTTTTTGTTATTCGTGACTATGGCGTGGTGTCTCAGGAAAACATGCTTGAGATTTCCAACATGCAGCGTATGTCACCCATTCGTTTGCATCGCGAAAACATGGGCCTCGCCAAAGCAGCGCAAGATTTCGGCAGCGAATACTTTGGGCAAAAAGGGCAAATGACGGGCGTGCTGGCTAGTGATCAGCCGTTGCGCAAGGAACAAATGGACGTCATCCAGAATAGCTGGAACCAAAGCGCGATGAATGCTGGCACGAAGCTGCTGCCATTCGGGTTCAAATACCAGCGCATCACGATCACACCAGACGAAGCGCAGTTCATTGAAACTCGCAAATTTCAAGCGGAAGAGATTTGCCGCATCTACAGCGTGCCACCTTCGCTTGTGCAGTTGCCCTCACAAACAACGTTCAACAACGTGGAGCAACAAAACTTGCAGTTTGCTCGACACACAATTAGCCCTTGGGCCAAGCGCATTGAACAAGAGATAGACCGCAAGCTGATCCAGAGTTTTGAGCGCCCAGAGCTGTACAGCAAGTTTAACATGAACGATTTGTACCGTGGCGACCTGTCAGCGCGGACAAACTTCTATCAGCAGATGTTGCAAACTGGTGTGATGAGCATAAACGAGGTGCGCGCCAAAGAAAACATGAACCCTGTTGAAGGTGGCGACACGCACACCGTACAAGTGAACCAAATTGCATTGGACCGCCTCGGACAATACAGCGACAAAATATCAACCGATGGAGAACAACCAACAGTATAAAGACGCCGAGAAGCGGACAATGGGCACCATTGAGGTGCGCGAGGCTGAAGGCAACGACATGATTTTGGAAGGTTACGCGGCTGTTTACAACAGTGAAACCGACCTAGGACACTTCCGTGAAGTTATCCAGCCAGGCGCATTTGATGACGTATTGAACGACGACGTGCGTGCGCTTATCAATCACGACCCGAATTTGATTTTGGGCCGCACAACTAACGGCACGCTTGAATTGAGCGTAGACGAACGCGGCTTGAAGTATAGAGTAAAACTAGGAGGCCAGCAGTATGCCAAGGACTTCTACGAAAGCGTGAAGCGAGGCGACATCTCTCAAAGCTCATTTGCCTTTACCATCGACAAACAGAGCTGGAATGAGGAGCGCACTGTGCGAAGCGTTGACAAAGTGCGGCAATTGTTGGACGTGTCACCAGTGACATACCCAGCATACGCAGCCGCCACGGTGCAGGCCCGTGATCAACAACCTGAACTCAACGACGCCACCAACACTGAAGTGGCCGACCTAGATACAACAGTTATTGAAACTCAAACAAACCCAACAACAATGAATCTCAACGAGATGAAGGCGACCCGCGCCAAGCACGCGGACCGCTATGAAGAGTTGGTGAACGTCGCTGAAACTGAGAACCGCGACTGGACCAACAACGAAAAAGAGGAAGCCGACCTTTGCAAGCGCGAGGTTGAACGCCTTGACGGCAAGATTGAGCGCCGCCAAGCTCATGAAGACATGATTGCACGCCAAGCACAAATGGGCGGCACGTCTGTCAGCGAAGCCAAGGAAATTAACAAAATCAATCGTTCTTTCAGCCTCAGCCGTGCTGTGCAAGCTGCATCCTTTGGCAAAGCACTCGAAGGCGCAGAAGCTGAATGGCAGCAGGAAGCGGCTAAGGAATACCAAATGCGCGGCTTGCAGATGTCAGGTCAGATTGGTATCCCAGCTTCAGCGTTGTACCGTGCTGGTGGCGCTGATGACTTCCAGGCTGGTTCAGGCGATGGCAGCGGCTTTGTTGCTACTACCGTCCCAGGCGTTATTGACGCATTGCGCACGCCAACAATGGCTGAGCGCGTAGGTGTCACAACTATCAACAACGCTACTGGCAACCTCAAGTTCCCACGCGTTTCTGCAAAGGCCGCAGGTACTGAAGAAACAGAAGTCTCCGCCGATGCTGCATCAGGTTTGGAACTCGACGAAGTTACTTTGTCACCAATCCGTGTGGCTGCCAATACCAAGTACAGCAAGCAATTGATTTTGCAAGGCGGTGCACAGGTTGACGCTATGATTTCACGCGAGTTGGCCGCAGGTATCAACGAGACAATTGATAAAGCTGTGTTTGCTGCTGCTGCTGCTAACGCTGGCAACAGCACGGATAAGGCTGGCGGCTCTGTTGCTGCCTCTGACTTGTACGCTATGCAAAAGGCTGTATTGCAAGCTGGCGGCGATTTGTCCGCTTGTGCCTTTGTTGCATCTCCAACGGCTATGCAAATCCTGAAGGGTGAAGCCGCTGTAGCTTCTGTGTCAGCATTGGTTGAAGGAAACGCTATCGACGGATACAGCACCTACTACACGCCAAACTTGGTTGATGCCGACACTGTGGGCACGACTGGCGCCGTGTTGTTTGGTGACTTTGGTTTGGGCATGGTGTTGGCGTTCTTTGGTGGTATTGACTTGTTGGTTGATCCATACAGCAACGCGGGCACAGCTCAAATTGCATTGCACGTAAACAAGTTCTACGACACTGACGTGCGCCAAGCCGGTGCATTGTCTTACCTCAAGGACTTCATTGCATAACAACTAAACTTGGGAAGCCTGGCAATAGGGCTGGGCTTCCTTTTTTTTCTCACTTATGAACGTAACACGCCCACAATACGCCACAGGTACGGACGTCATTTCATTGGCTGACGTCAAAGAATTTTTGCGCGTTGACCACGACGACGAAGACACTACGATCACGGCGTTGTTGGATACGGCTGTTGCTCATGTAAGCGATTACACCAACCGTTCGTTTTTATCGGGAGGTGAAGCAATTTTTTATTTGAACCGCTGGCGCCCTGCTGCATTGGCGTTTGGACCAGTCAAGACAATTACACACGTCAAATATTATGACACGGTTGGTGTGCTGCAAACACTGAGCACAGCTAAATGGTACCTTGACGGCATAAAGGACAACACGACAATCATTTACTTCCACGACGTTCCAGACCTTCAGGAATACAACGCAAAGCCTGTAGAGATTACGGCAACAGTTGGAGGTCAGCCAACGCCAAATATCAAACACGCTGTGCGCATGCTGTGCGCTCATTGGTATGAGAATCGCCGTGCCGTCATTACGGGCACTGTGGCCACGCAAATGCCAATGGCTGTTGAGTCATTGTTGAACCCTGAACGGATCGTTGATCTACGGCAATGAACATCGGCTTTTTAGATAGACGAATCACGTTTGTTGCACCGTCAACAACTACCAATGCCTATGGCGAAAGCACAGGCAGCGGCACGGAGTACGCCACGGTGTGGGCTGCGCTTGACAACAAGGGAGCTGGTAACGCTGTCATCCAAGAACAGGAAAGCACACGCAACAGCGTGACGTGGCGCGTTCGCAGCAGCACGACAACGCGCGCCGTGACGCCCAAATACACGATTTCTTACAATTCAGAAACTTACAACATCTTGGCTATTCAGGAAGTTGGACGGAATGATGAATTGCATTTTATTACCGAGCGCGTTGTATCAGAGTGATGGCAAACACTGTCAAAATAGAAGGCATGAGCGAGCTTGAAAAGCGCATCCGTAAAGCAGCCAAATGGGTTGAAGAGGACGCGCAAAAGCTACGCGCCATTGACGAACGTGTGGCCAACGTCTTTGTGACATACGCCAAAGCCAATATTAAGGACGCTGCTCAAGACATCATTGTCTACAACACGACAAAAAAAGGCCCAGGACGTAAAGCCAACCATTCTGGCACAATAAAAGACGTAATTAAGCCTGGAGCATTGCGTAGGTCAATTAAAGTGTTTCGCCGCAGCAACAAGCGAATTTTGTTAGCTGGTCCAAAGCGATCACGCAAGATTGGCAAAAGCAAGCGCAACACACAAAACGGCTGGTTTGCTTCTATTGTTGAGCAGGGCGCAGGTTTTGGCCCTTCACGCAGCCAAGGCGTATTCATGCGCGGCAAGAAAGCCACTCACCAGCGAATGCGCAATTTACAAGACCGACTTTTGCAAGCTGAGTTTAAAAACTACATGAAATGAAAGTAGGGCTAGCTTGTTACAAATTGCTTTCAGAGCGTGCTGCGGTGTCTGACATCGTAGGTACACGCATATACCCTGAACTGGCAGCAGAAGGCGCACAAATGCCCTACATAGTGTACAGCGTTGTCAGCAACAGCCCAAGCGACACCAAAGGAGGCACGCCTATTGACGAAGCTGAATTGGAGGTGTTTACTGTGGCCAATTCGTATTCAGCAGCAAACGACTTAGCAGATAAGGTACGTGCTGCACTAGACCGAAAAAATGCAACAGTGAACGTGGCTGATGGTCAGGTAACTGTTCAGAGTATCCAATACACAAACGAGGTGACCGAGGTAAGCGAGGACCGCAAAACCTACGTCAGCGTGCAAGATTACACATTCAGAATAACAAGATAGATGAATTTCATTCTCGAAAATTGGGCCGAGTTGACGTTGGCAGGTTTAGCGCTTGTCAAAGTGATTGTCAACCTGACGCCCTCAGAAAAAGATAACAAGGTGTTTGGATACATCGACACCTTGATCAATTTGATCATTGCAGACCGCAAAAAAAACCCTTCCAATAACAACTAACTATGGCACAGACAACCGGAATTATGAACGGCAGCCAGCTCACCGTCATGTTTGGCGATGCTGGAGCCTCACCAACTTACGTTGTAGTTGACAACGTGACTGATTTTAGCGCATCAATTCAAACCGATACGCGCGACACCACGACAAAGAACAATGCAGGATACCGCGCAATTTTGCCTGGTCTCAAGTCATTGTCTATCAATTTCACGGCGTTTTACGCTGATGACGCTACGCAAGGTTTTGACCAGCTTATGACCGCTTACAATGCAGGAACGAAGCAAGCGGTGAAAGCCACGTCATACGATTTTGACAGCTCGGCAGAAAATACTGGCGATCACCGTTTGAGCTTTGACGGTTATGTGACTAACTTGGAGCTTTCAGCAGGTACCGAGGACAATGCGTCTTTCACTTGCACCATTGAATGTGTCTCCGCAATCACGTACGAAGTCATCAGCTAATGAACATCACTCTAGATAATCAAACATTTCCAGTGCGCGCATCTATGCGGGCATGGCGCGAATTTGAAGACGCAACAGGCCACAAAGTCAGCAAACTTGATGCCGACGACGTGACCCGTATGCCTGAACTGTTGTTTTACTTTGTTCGCGAAGGATGCAAAAAACAAGGCATGACGTTTGAAATGTCTTGTGATGATTTTCTAGGGTTGATTACAGTTGCTGACTTGCCTAACATTATGGAGGTCATCGGCGAGTCAATGAGCGCTGGCGGTGAAAAAAAAACCAAGGCGACGGAGACAACAAGCCACTTGAATGGGACAAAATAGAGGAGTTGGGCCTGGGTCTTTTGGGACTCACGCCTGACTCACTCTACGCCCTGACCTTCAGGGAATTTGGCAAC